CCCGAGGATGTTTTCATTGTGTTCAATGGCAACAGAAATCAGCCGCGCAAGCGCATCGACTTGACGATCAAGGGTTTTATCAAATTTGCCAAGGACAAGCCAGACGCAAGACTATGGCTCAATATGGGCAAAAAAGACATGGGATGGGACTTGGTGCCTCTATTCAAGCGCGTGGCACGAGACGAGGGTTACGACGCAACTGGCAAGCTCATTCTTACCAGTCCGCATTTTTCAACCAGCAACTGCCTTCCCATTGAACAATTGAACAAGGTGTACAACGCCGTCGACATTGGCGTGAATACTTGCATTGGCGAAGGGTGGGGCCTGGTCAACACAGAGCATGCCGCCACGGGCGTGGCCCAATTGGTTCCAGACCATACAAGCCTGAAGGAAATCTTTCATGGCGTTCCGCGCATTGCTTGTCATGGTTCTGAAACAGACAGGAACTATGGGCTCGAGAGGCCATTGCCAGAGCCTGATAGCATGGCCGAGCTCTTGACCAGCTATTACAACAATCGCATGGCCCTTAAACAGGCCGGCGACTGGTGTTATCAGCGCGTACATGAACAAGAGCTCTCATGGTCTTCCATCCAAAAGCAAATGCTGAGCATCGTCAAGGAACTGCTTGTCACGGCAAAGAAAAGCGCTGCTAAGGGCTTTGCAAAAAAGCCTAAGGGCCAGGGGACGACGAGCTTCCCTGGCCAACAAACTCAATGGATTGATTTCAGCGAAGGTAGCAATGTCTTCTGCATCAGCATTGAAGGAGATGAGCGACGCAAGAAGTTTGCCGATCAAATGGGCAAAATTGAACAAGCATTCAATTGGTGGGCGGCGATCGATGGTCGGCAACTGTCTCGCAAGGAGCTAGAAGCGCAAAGTCCAATACCAATCGATTGGGAAATTGACGATGACAAAGACACATTGAAGCGCACTGGCGAGGCGGCACTGATACTTTCTTCCATTGCCCTTTGGGAGTATGCCCTTGACCAGGGCATGGATCATCTTGTGATTCTCGAGGACGATACTGAAGTGATGCGACCGCTGATTCTTGAAGTGCCAGAAGACGCGGATCTTGTGTTTTTCAATGATCGCAGCATGCGAAACAAAGATGGCTTTACCTGGGGCTATGTATGTGGCACAGATGGTTATTTAGTTACCAAGCAAGGCTTATCTAAGCTCCTCAAAGTTTTTTCGCGGGCTTACTTGCCGCTGGATCTGCAAATGATTGCCAACACAGAAAGCATGCGAGATTGCAAACATCATCTATTCGCCTATCGAAAAGAAGATTTGCCCTTGTTAAAAAGCTACACGCTTCCTCCCATCGCCTTCCATAACAACTCTCCCTCACGCATCCGATGAATCGCCTCAAGAACATTCAAATTCAAACGCAAGGAGCCTGTAATGCAAATTGCGTTTTTTGTCCCTGGATAGAAAGCTGGCACCATGCCAATTACGGCGTGATGGACAGAAAGCTGTTTTCTCGTATCTTGGACATGCTGCTGCCATGGAAAGAGAGCATTGAAGATGGCGGCAAGATTTGTCCCTATTTGATGCAAGAGCCGTTTGTTGACAAGCGCATTTTTGAACTGTGCGAGGAAATACAGAGCAAGTTCCCGGGAGCTGTTCTTGAGCTCTCAACGAATGGGGCGCTGCTTTCTAAGGATAAAACCGAGCGCCTGATCCCGCTGCTGGAAGGCAAGCCCCATGAGGTGTGGGTGAGTCACCATGGTATTGATAAGGCTTCTCACGAAGAAATCATGAAGATCAATCACGAGCGATCCACTTCTAATTTGATCAATTTGATTAAAGAAGCCAAGGGGCGTCTAAACATTCGAATTAGGGGGAGTGGATCTTCTCGCACTGGCATTGGGCGTCATTGGTTCTCGCGCCAAGAGTATTTCGAGTATTGGTACAACCTTTCAAAAGAGCATGGGTTTGATCTCTCGTGGATTGATCTGGACTATTTCACTTATCACGACAGGGCTGGAACAATCAACAGAGAGGAGCGGGGTGCTGGCGAGAATAACTTTGGAAAGGTTCGCGACATTGGCCCAGGTTCGCCGTTCCATTGCAGCCGTCTTGATGAATGGCTCCATGTCATGTGGAATGGAGACATTCGATTGTGTTGCATGGACTATCACGCCGAAGTTAAGCTCCCCAATCTGAACGATATGACGATTGAAGAATACTATCGAGGAAAGGACTTTGGACAAGTGGCGGCGCAAGTAACGGGACAAATCGAAAGTCCAGACAATTTCATTTGCAAAAGATGTACGAGCCCAGGCGGCTAGGATAGATGCAGTCTCTTTGAGCAAAATGACCAAGAAAGAAAGGCAGGCAAAAATTCGCACTGTCATGAGGGAATTCAAGGCTGGTAAGCTCAAAAGCAGTAGTGGCGACCCTGTAAAGAGCCCTCAGCAAGCCCTCGCGATTGCCTTGTCTGAGGCCGGAATGTCTCGCAAGCCTAAAAAGGACATGGGCGACGAGTACTACATGGCTTTCATGAAAGAGCTTGGAGGCGCGGAAGAGGAAGAAGAGGGCATGGAAGATTCAATGGGAAAGGACTGAGGGGCGACGCTGAATCATTCGCCCCTCCATCGTCTGTTCGTGCCGCAGCGCGTCGTGGTCTCGAGCTTCGAAGGAAATACGGCAAGGGTGGCCTGACCACGCAAGAAGCAGGGAAGCAGGGCATTGGTAGTGGCGTGGCCAGGGCAACGAGCTTGGCCAGCGGAAAAGCTGTGAGCTACGAAACCATCAAGCGTATGGCTGCATTTTTCTCTCGCCATGCGAAGAATTTTGCCGGCGGAGAAGACGATGCGGGATTCGTATCAATGCTGTTATGGGGTGGAAAGAGTGGAGAAAAGTGGGCTCGCTCTATAATTGAGCGAGTTGAGCGACAAAAGCAAAATGGATCATAGGCAGGCGTATATTCGCTTAATTGAAAGGGCGAAAAAAAGGACAAAGGATAATTTGGATCTGAACCAAAAATACGAATGGCATCATTATTTTCCTATTTGCTTTTGGAGTGATAGGAAAGAAAACAAGAAAATTGTTCCTCTTACATTGAGGGAGCATTGGATTGCCCACCGCCTTTTATTCAAAATGTTTCCATGTCAAGGGACGGCTGCGGCGTTGCTTTGCATGTCTAAGCGTGACCCCCAGATGAACTCGCGCAAATTTGAAAGACTCAGGCGTGCTCTTAGCGAGCACAACTGGACAAAAACCCCGGAAGGGAGAGCTTCTCTTTCTCGGCAGATGAAAAAACGTATCGCAGAGGGTTGGACCCTCTCTCAAGAAGGGCGTCAAAAGATCTCAGAAACAACCAAGAAAACGCAGGAAAGGTGGCGAGAAGAAGGCGGCCATCCATTGTCTTCAGACGAGGCACGCGCGGCTTCCAGCGAAAGAGCAAAAGCTCGCAACAGAGAAATGAATACGTGGCTGAACAAGGAAAAGGGAAAAGTGGTAAGAACGTGCAGCAGGTGTGGCGCTCAAATTAGAGGCACCATGGGAAACATGAAGCAACACCAAAAAGGGCGGAAGTGCATGCCGAAAGCCGACCATTAAGATGGTTGAAAGTCGCGATAAGGGTCAATGAGCGAATACGTGCGTGTCATTGAGGAAGAAGAGGAAGACGGCATTGGCGTCATGAAGGCCCTTGCTATTCTTTCCTCCCAAGAGCATCGCGGCACCTCTCAATGGCGCCTTGTTGAGCGGCAGCACTTCAGGAACGGAAGGCTTGACGAAACCCACATCTTTGTTGAGAGTTTTTATGACAAGCCCGACGAGCATTTCGAGCCCGTAAAAATGCTCACCTTTGAAGCAGAGGCCATTGCCAAGGCCTATGTGATGGAAAACATTGAAGCTCAGATTCGCGAAATTCAGGACGAAGACGACGAGGATTGAGCGGCATTGACCACGAAGTTAGGCATTCCAAGCAGCCAGAGTACGGACAGACCATAGAGACCGCTCAGGGTTGCAAGCTGGACTGCAGAAGGTTCTGTTTCGGCGCTCTCCATTCTGCAATAAGTAGTTTGGCTTATGTGCAGTTCCTTGGCGACGGCTCTTTGTGACAGTCCGCTATTCAATCGGGCATCCCTCATGCGTTCTGCCACAAGCAGTCTCCTCTGGTAGTGAGGCATGCGGAGGGCATTGGCTCTGCTTGCCATTAAGTAGCGCATTTTGATTCGCGTATGAATCAAGAGTTGTGGATATTGTAATCGATCTTGCTAGTTTTACACTATGAGCGAAACTTCTTTTCGTTACGATGTCGCGCCCATTGAAAAGTATGAGCTAACCCCCGAGGGTTATCTTCGTACTTGGGCCACCATTGCTCGCACAGGCGTACAGATGTACACCGATGCGGACGGTGGGGTTCGGCGTGAATATCGTCCCGAAGAAGAAGTGGGCTCGCCAGAAAGCCTCGCTTCGTTTGCGGGCAAGGCTGTAACTTTTGAACATCCCCCCGCTCTGCTTGACAGCGCCAATACGAAGGACTATCAAATTGGTTTTTCAGGCACTGAAGTGGTTTATGACAACGGTTTCGTCCGTGCCGTCATGACCATTACTGACAAGGATGCGATTGAACGTATCATGCGGGGTGATGCAAAAGAAGTGAGTGCTGGTTACAGGGTGCAATTTGACCCGACGCCCGGCGTTGCGGAAAGCGGTGAACATTACGACGGCATCCAACGGATGATCGATGGTAATC